CATGGCCTTCGATCCTGCTGGGGGCGGGAATGATGCCGAGGAACTGATATGGCGTCATGCCGGGTGGTTCTCGGAACCCGTCACCGCAACGGGGGAGATGACCGCAGACGGCTCAAGAGCGGCGGGGGTGATCGTTCAGCATAGACGGCATGACTGCCCCGTGATTGTGGATGTTGGCGGGGGTTACGGCGGGGCGGTAGTCCAAAGACTTGGGGATAATGGAATCCAGCATCATGCTTTTAACGGTGCGAATGGGTCCACCGCCAAGACCAAAGATGGAAAACTTAACTTCTACAACAAGCGTTCCGAGGCTTGGTGGCGCTTACGCGAGGAACTGGACCCCGATCAAGAGGGTGGTTCGGTGATTATGTTACCACCTTCGGCTGAGATCAGAGCCGACCTTGCCGCGCCCCGATGGGAACTCACCACGCGCGGTATCAAGGTTGAAGCCAAGGACGATATCCGAAAAAGACTGGGCCGCTCACCTGGAAAGGGTGACGTAATCATGATGTGCCTGTCCGAGGGGCAATCGGTCATCACCAGACAACTACAGCAAGGCGTACATCGCACGCCAAAGGTTGTTCTTGGCTACGGGAACACGAAGAGGAGAAAATAATGGGTGGGCTGTTCAAACCGAGCGTGCCGAAGATCACGGCACCAAAAATGCCGAAGTTAGAGAAGCCGGACATTCCCGCACCGCCTAAGCCTGTACGTCTGCCTACTTTGGACTCGCAAAAGGAGCGCGAGCTGGCAATAGCGGCGCGGCGGCGGAGGCGTGGCTATCTCAGCACGATCCTAACCGAAAGCGGCAGCGTCGGAAGCGGCGAAAGCTTGGGTGGCTAAATGGACTCCCGCGCTACCGAAGTCCTGAAGCAGGGTGACAAGCTGTTTTCGGATAAGGGACAGATTGACTCGTTGTGGCAGGAGATAGCCCTAAACTTCTATCCAGAACGTGCCGACTTTACCGATCAACGGTCTCAAGGTGAGGAATACGCGGATCACTTATTTTCATCCTATCCGTCCATGGCAAGGAGAGAACTGGCCAATCTCATGGCAGCCTCGCTTCGCCCGAGAAGCGATAAATGGTTTTCCATTCACGTCGATAACGAGGAAATCGACGAGCGCGACCAAGAGCGGGCTTTTCTTGAGTATCTGACCGACATTCAGTGGCGTGCGATGTACGATCAGGGCACGGGCTTTGTTCGCGCGACCAAACAAGCAGACCATGATTTTGCCAGCTTTGGCAATGCTGTCATCAAGTATGGGCCCAATCAAAACCTGGATGGGCTCTACTTCCGCAATTATCATCTACGCGACTGTGCCTGGACAGAGAATGCGGAGGGCAAGGTTGACTGCCTGCATCGTAATTGGGCTCCAACTGCAAGGCAGTTAGTCGAGCAGTTTCCTAAAACTGCTAGTTCCGACGCCAAAAACGCAGCCGAGAAAGACCCGAACAAGGAAATGAAATGCCGGCATGTCGTGATGCCGAGCAGACTCCACAAACTCAAGAACAGTGCCGGAAAGGAATTTCCGTTTGTCTCTCTCTATGTCGAGCGCGGCACGGACACGATTCTTGAGGAGGTTGGACTTCGGTATTTTTGCTATGTGGTTCCACGGTGGCAGACGATTGCCAACAGTGTTTACGGCGTGTCGATGGCCACCATGGTTCTCTTGCCTGATAGCAGGACGCTCCAGGTGATGACTCGCACTTTAAGGGAGGCGGGAGAGAAGTACGTCGATCCGCCCATGATTGCGATATCGGATGCGATCCGAGGTGACATTGCTCTTTACGCCGGCGGCGTAACCATTGCGGAAATGGAATACGACGAAAAGACCGGAGACGTTCTACGGCCCGTTACACAGGATCGTTCAGGGTTTCCCATCGGCCTCGAACTAGCGATGGCTTTAAGGGAGGATATTCGCCAGGGGTTTTTCCTCGACAAGATTCAACTCCCCGAAGCCGGTGGAGACATGACGGCATACGAAGTCCGTCGCCGTCTAGAGGAACATATCAGGGCGAGTTCTCCGATCTTCGAGCCAATCGAGCAGGAGTATAACGACCCTCTGTGTGAGGGCGTGTTTGAGGTTCTACGCCAATACAACGCTTTCCCTATGGACCAGGTCCCTGAAAGTTTAATGGGGGCTGATATCCAGTTTCAGTTCCGCTCACCTCTGTCAGAGATGGCGGAGCAGAGAGAGGCTGAGTCCTTTGTCGATGGGATGCAGCGCATATTGATGCCGATTGCCGAGATTGACCCGGCGCAAATGGAGCAAGTCAATTTGTCTATGGCTGTGCGGGATGCGATGCGAGCGTCTGGTTGGAAGCAAAAATGGTTCAATCCGGTTGAAGCTGTAGAGCAAAAACGGGCCCAGCTCGCTGAGCAACAGCAATTAGCCGAGGCCGCGAGCGGTGCTGGTGCTGCTGCCGGGATTGCTGAGACTGGCGGCAAGGCATTGCAGGAATTAGGTAAAGCTGGTGTCGAGGTCTAGGGCTAGCGGAGTCGTTGTTGGCCCGACTGGTTACGCCATCCCAACACTCAAGGAGGCTCGTGCGCTTCAAGCCCTATCGAAGGGTAAGGCGTCCGAGCAAGAGCAGCTTCTAGCGTTTCACTGGCTGCTGCTCAAGGCTTGCCGTTCTGGGGACGAGGTTATGGTTCCAGGACAGCCGGATGCGACGGCGTATCTGGCGGGGCGGCGGTCTGTGTGTCTCCAAATCGGCTGGGTTCTTGGTCAGCAGGCGGAGGCGTTTCGAAAACAAGGAGAGCAGGACTAGATGGCAGAGGATGTGGTTGACGCTGGTGTTTCTGAGGACACCAGTCAGCAGCAAGCCGATGGTGACAAGACGACCATTGCGCAGGGTGAAGTCAAGACCAACGGTCTCGATAAAACCGAGGTTAAGACCGAGGCAAAGGTCGAAGACAAGGCTGAAAAGGCGTACTGGCCTGAGGACTGGCGGCAGAAACTTGCAAATTACACTGGGGCGGGCGAGGAGAAGGCCGTTAAGCGCGAACTTGAACGGCTGGACAAGTTCCCGGACCTTGCGTCGGTATATGCTGCGTACCGTGGCATGGAGACGGCCTGGTCAACCAAGAACTTCGTCAAACTCCCAGGTAAGGATGCCAAGCCCGAGGAGCTGGCAGAATATCACAAGGCGCTAGGCGTTCCTGAAAGGCCGGAAGACTACTTTAAGGATTTGAAGTTCGATGATGGGTTGGTTCTTGGTGATGAGGACAAGCCTATGGCTGAGGACTTCGCTAAGTCGGTTGCCCACGAGGTTGGCCTGACCCCTGCTCAAACGCAGAAGGTCTTTAGTTGGTATTTGAAACAGCAGCAAGAACAGGGGTACGACCTAGACGAGCACGACGAATCGTTTAGGCAGAGTTCTAGTCGAGAAATAAATGATGACTGGAAAGATAGCCTAAAGCGCCGTCTCAATAATATTAATGTGCTGTTTGGGTTAGCACCTTCGGGTGAGGAGGTTAAAGACCTTATATTTGGGGGCCGCACATCCGACAACCATTTAGGTGGCAATCACCCTAAGCTACTTCGCTTTTTTGATTGGATGGCTACTGCTGTCAATCCTGCCGCATCCGAGACCGACATTGGAGACCCGTCTGGCCAATCGGTTGACGACAAGATTGCCGACCTTGAGCGCCGCATGGCGGGCAAGACCACGGATGGCGGGCACGACCCGGCGATCCGCAGGGCGTACTTCAAGGACGAAAAAGCGCAGGCCGACTATCGCCGACTAGACGATGTGCGCACGAAGATTCGGGCGAAAGCCTGATAACTCCTGGACTCGCTAGGCAACCCGACTAAAAATCGGCCCTGGGTTAGTCCTAATTCCACACCCGTTTGTGATGATCTACTTGCTCTAGGCGTCGGCCCCAATCTGGGCAACCCGTCGCTTGGGTGAGGGGCAACCTGAACGAACGGCATCTTCCAACAATCTTTTAGGAGATGCCAAACATGGCTGAAACTGCGTTTCAAAACCAGTATCGGCAAGAGCTTGTTGCGGCTTTCGAGGAGGGTATGTCCTGGCTTCGCCAGACGACCGTCACCGAAGCCGTCATCAAGGGCAGCCAAGCAATCTTTTTGGTTGGCGGCTCTGGTGGAGCGACTGCCGTTACTCGTGGTGTTAATGGTTTGATCCCGGCTCGCGCCGACGATTTGACCCAAAACACCTGTGCCCTGACTGAGTGGCATGACCTCGTTCGTAAGACGCGATGGAATATCTTCGCGTCCCAGGGCGATCAGCGCCGGCTCATGCAGGATACTTGCCGCAAGGTTCTCAATCGTCGTCTCGATGCTGACTGTGTTGCACAGTTGGACACGGCGACGGCAACCCTTGGGGCAGCTACTACGTTCTCTCTTTCCGTGGCTGCGAAAGCAATGACCACGCTTGGCGAGAATGAAGTCCCGGTCGAAGAGGTCGACAATATGTGGGCTGTGGCCACCCCTGCGGTGCGTGGCTATATCATGCAGCTCCCAGAGGCGACCAAGATCGACTACGTTGAGATGAAGATGCTGGCTGGTCCTGCTCGTCGCGTAATGCGCTGGGCCGGGTTCAACTGGATATTCCATCCCAACCTCACTGGTGTCGGAACTTCATCGGAGAAATGCTACTTCTACCACCGCGATGCGGTTGGTAGCGCATTTGATTCCGGCGAGGGCATGAATACGGCTGTGGGCTATGACGAGGAGCAAGACTACTCCTACGCCCGTTGCTCGTCTTTCACTGGCGCTAAACTCCTGCAACAGACCGGCATTGTGCAGTTCCTGCATGATGCGTCGGCAATCTAGGGGAGGGCTTGAACAATGGCTACGTTTAACAAAGACAAGCTTGCCCTCGTCTCGCAGGGTATCCAGGGCTCGCGTGTGTGGGCCTACACTGACACTGGGTTGCTCATTGCGGATATCAACGAAGCCGCGTTTTTCACGACCGGCTACGATTGTGGTATGCGTCACGGCGACAGGGTGTTGATTACTGAGGGTGACACCGGCACTTATGTTAAGTCCGGTACAGGGCTGAACACTGGCGGTCGTCGTCAGTATGTCGGCACTGTGTTTACGTCACAAGATACTGGTGCGACCCAGACGACCGTGGGCCTCACGGTTCTAGTGGGCGACACTTCGTAAATAGAGAACTAAGAGGGGTGGGCTTAGGCTCGCCCCTCTTTTTCTGTAACCAGAAGGACAACACATGACGGATGCCATGCTTGCGACTAAGCCCATTGAGACCATTGAGCCTGGGAAGGTTCTGAAGCCCACAGCCTTTAGTGGGGCGGAATATGCCTTTGCAACTTTCTC